GATGCTGGAAGTGGAGCACGCTCGATTGAATCGATGAATGGACGGCTTGAATCAATTACGCCGATAACATCACGCAAATAATTTGGTGGAACCATTCCTGTGTTCTCAGAAACAGTTGCAATTTGTAGTGCTGCGACTAAATCACGAGCATCGGTGTCGCCACCAAGTGCTTTGATCTGTGCGTTTAGATATTGTCCTGCTGTAACATTTGTATCAACACGAGGCTTTGTATATGCCATGTATTGAGCAGTTACAACTGGAGCTTGTGATGCTTCTACCGCTTCGGTTGCGATAGGAGCTTCTGATGTTGTATCAGACACTTTGTCCTCCTGTGTTGTAGTTTCCTCAGCGGTTGCTTCGGAATTCTCTGGTGTTTCGCTAGCTGCTACCTCAGCAACCCGTGCGCTGCTTATAGCCGGTTCGGTGACAAGTGATACCTCTTGCAAGGAACTCGACTGTATCCGTAACACGCCATCCTCATTTTTCCATTCGTTGATTTTCACACCAACGCTAAATCCATCTCTTAAACCTGTGGCTGCTTCCTCAAGTGCGTCATCAGCTGCAAAAGTTTTTGCCAATTTGAATGTTGCTTCTAAGCCTTGCTCTGTGGCAGTAATATCAACCAACTTGCCTAGTGGCTTGGTGCGTTCATGTTCTAGCAATAATTTGACAGGCTTTGAAAAGTCAATGCTGTCTTTTTCAAATACTGTTAATCCTGCGCTGGTTGAACCTTCTTCATTCCAACTTACAATGCGACCAGTTAGGGTTCGCTTATTGGTATCGGCAGCGGTTATCTCTATTGGGAAATTAATCTTCATCGGATTAAGTCCTCCTCCTCTTGGATTTGCTCAACGCTCATTGCGCCAATGCGGTTTAGGATTTCATAAACTTGCGCACGCTCTAAAGCAGATCCACGCAAGAAATCATCAATGTCAAATCGGGTTTCAATTCCGTTAGGACAGAAATCCGCAGCAGATAGTCTTTGCTCAATTGCTGTCAGAATTGGTCGAAGTGAAAAGTCAATTAACGCTTTTCTTTCGGCTAAAGTGTTGGTATAAGTCATGCTAGTTGTTTCAGCAGATACGAAACTAGCCGGAATTCCTGAAGCCCTGCTGATTTCTAAAGCAAGGTACTGTCTTGCTTCATTGAGTTGAAGTTTGGCAGGATCAAAACCTAATGCTTGTAATTCAACATCAGCATTTAAGAATGCAGTTGCTCTTGTTGATCTTGACACTCTCCAAGATTCAAGAAGTTTTGTAATTCGCTCTGGCGTAAGATTTGTGCCGTTTGACTTTAATACCATTTGTGGCATTGGCTCTTTTGCATACATCTCAGCTGCTTTTTCTAATTCTGCTGCTGCTTTAATTGTGCGACCTGCTCGATTTAGGATTCCTTCATCTAAACCATTAAATACAATTAAACTGCCCAAACCAAATGGCGGAACTCGCTTTCCATCAACTGTGTAGTATTCGATTTCAGTTGAGTTTCCATTTAGTGAAGCAAAAACTCTATTTGGTGCAATTCTTGTCCATGCACGAATTCTTGAAGCATCAGTTGCAGCATAAGCATCCATAACCATTCCATACGCAACTCCGTATAGAAGCAAGTCCTCAGCGATCCACGCATATATTGCTGATCCTGCAACTCTTGGATCTGGTTGCATGATTACTCTGTTTGGTCTTACATGCTCATTTGTAAAATGATTATATTGCTCAAGTGGTAATGAACCGATTGTTGAACAAATTATATTTCTTGCACGAGCACCGCTTGGAATCGCCATGTATTGCTCACGGGTTGCGGTTGTAGTTCCAAATAGAATTCCGCCAACTAATTGCTGAGAGTTGTAAGGTGCTAATGCAGCTGCGACATCTACTGTATTTGTCTGCTGATTTGATCTTGCTGTAAATCGGTCGAATAATCCCATTAGCACATAATATACCATAAATACAAATTATCCGACTTGAATATCAATCTCCGTTTCAGGTTGTGTCGCAAAATAGGTTGCAAGTGCGGAAGCGACAGCTGCACAAACTGCCACTCTGCTTGCACGCCTTCCAATAACCCAACTGCCATCCCCAAATGGCAATTTGGCTGCTGAAAGTGTTTGTTGGGTCAATTCCTCCTGACCCCCATGCTGTAATCGATGGGAATTTATTGCGCCCAGCCACCGATCACAACTTTCCGCATAGATTGCGCCATCCATGTCGGTTATGGGTATTCCAGCCGGAACTAGCCGACTTGCAACAGCTTGTGCAGTCCGTTTGGAATACGCCACAGTTTGAGTGTTATATCGTCTTACATAAGGAGCAATATCATTTGCAACTGCTAAATCATTTAGGCTGTAATCATTTGACCAAGTGTGAAGCAAAACTAAATTAAATCTTTCTCCTGGTAATTTCTGAGTTGCGACTAATGCGCCAAATTTTCTATCAGGCGATAAATCAAGTCCTAGCCAAGTTGGTGCTTCCGGATCTAAAGGTATTGGATCGGTCTGACATAATCCCCATTTTTGTGCATCGATCGCTGAATTAATTGTGTCCACCCATTGCGCCAAAACCTCAGTTCGGACAATATCTGGAGGATCGTTAATAACTGCTTTTAAGTTGTCCGGATGAATTGTAATTCCTAATGATGGATTGGCTTGAGCAAATGCGTCCCAATTAATCTCGCCTGACGGAAGCAAGATAGGTGCATCGGGTTCAGCACTCCACTCAAACCAACCAATCGGATCGTTAGTCGTGGCTGACGCTAACGCCCTTTCACGCAATTTGTTTAGGATTACGGAATGCTGATCTCCTGCTGATGAATAGATCCATACTTGCGGATTTTTAGCAGCCATCATTGAATATCGCATTGATGACCAAGCATCCTCATCCTTGTATTCTCTCAACTCATCAAGATGGATTGTTTCGGGTTTGCTCAAACCTCTAGCTGCATTATTGGCAGCCTTTACAACAAACCGCCTATTGCCAAACAATTCAATTTCCTCAGCACCATGTTGCCATCGGATTTTTTTTACTTCTTTTTCAAGTCTTGGATTTGTTTCAATCAAGCCAACGATCTGCCGAAAGGTTTCAAGTGAAGTTGTAAGTCTATGAGCTGAGGCAAGTTGTAACCCTTCGCCCCATACAAACATGCCAGTCAAGATCCGGAGCATCATTAGCGTGGACTTACCTTGCTGCCTTGCCATGATAAGCCCTAGTTCGGAATGAGCCCACCTGCCATCCTCACGCACCTTGTGACCATGAATGCAGACATACCGCTGCCATTCCATAAGGTTGATGCCAAGTTCGGTGGCGAGGTCGATCATGTCCTGACCTTTTGAAGGTAAATCAGTCAGTTTTGAATGAATTCGTGGAGTTTGCACACCTCCTAATTCTGAATAAGCCGGATCACTTAAGATCTCTCCCGTTTGTAAATTAATCAAAGCGATTCAGTCTGATCGTGGGCGATCGAGGTGTTTTGTGGGTTAGAAAAGGAACGGGGGGTCGGTGGTGTCCTATCGCTCACAAAAAACCGCCCACCCTTAGATAAATTACATCTACTGCATGATGCAACTAAATTATCATCACTATCAAGCCCACCTAATCTCCTAGGTATCACATGATCCACAGTCGTAGCTTCTTGATTGCAGTATTGACAAATGAACTGATCCCTGCGCAGCACCCTAGATCTTATTGATCTCCAATGCCTAGTCGATCCAGTAGATCGTAGAGCTGACTTACTCATTAATACCAACCCTTAATCTTATGATGTTGTAATGCTTTACAAGGTTCATCATACCTGTGTTTAATATAAGCCAATCCTTTATCAATCTGTTTAATAGGATTCTTTTCTTTAAGCCCTAATATCTGTGGAATACCAAATGCACTTGACTTAGGGTTCTTAGCCTTGTAGTTCCATCTACTCTCTTTATGCCATAACTCATCTAAACAATAGAACTCAGTAAATGAATGATTAAGCTCTATGAAAGCATATTGTTTTAATGTATTTATAGACCAAGATTTAGCAACGGAATCATCTTGTAAAAGGCTTATGTTCAAGACTATGAACAGAGGTATCACCAAACCAAACCTTGCGATCTTTCTGCTTCGCAGATCGCCCTTTCGCTCTGAAAGCGAATTTGCGTTTAAGGGTAGCATACGCTTCCAAATCGCTCGGCATAACCGCAAGTCAGACGGCGTGGCGTTCATATAGACATCCATCCTATGTATTGTGCATCCGGATTATCTAAGAGCCATTGCTTACGCAATTTATTCTGATAAGCCCAATTGATTTGATGCGTCATTTCGTCATGATTAGCGCACATGTATGGCACTCCTTATCTGCAAACATCCAAGACCCACACTTAGTGCAGCGCATTACAGGCTCTTGAGTGTCAGTTGATTCTGCTAGGTTTTTTGTTCCCACAGCGCAACACTTAAGGCATTGGAATACTCTAAAGCCATCAGCTTCTGGGTATCCATCTAACCATTCAAACTCAGTATTGGCTGAACAGAAGTTGCATCTGAAATTAACCATCTTTACCAGCCCATCCAGTTCCCTTAAAGATCGTAGGAACAGCTGTAAAGACACGCCTTAAAGGCTTATTGCATACTTGACAATGAGGGATTTTATGATCCATTGGTAAATCCAATACAATCAATGACCCCTCACCATCGCACATGTAATCGTAATTAGGCATGATACGGAATTCGGTTTATTGCATGGCAGGAATAGCATCGAAGCAGATCGCCCTCATGAAG